AATTTAGCGCCAGCTTGTTGTCGGCGATTATGTAGGCGCGGCGCTGCGCTTCGGTCAGGTGCGCCAGGCGAATGCACGGCACCTTGTCCATGCCCAGCTTGCGCGCGGCCATGACGCGGCCGTGGCCGGCGATGATGCCGCCGTCGCCGTCGATCAGAACCGGGTTGGTGAAGCCGAACTCGCGGATCGAGGCGGCGACTTGCGCGACCTGTTCGTCGGAATGGGTGCGGCTGTTGCGGGCGTAGGGGATCAGGCGGTCAATGGCGAAGTGTTCGATTTTCATGGCAATTTTTCCGCGAGGATGTATTTGATTTCGTCTCTGATCGAAAGCAGCAGGTCCTCGGCATGCTCTTGCATGATCTGCCGGATTTCAGTCAGCTCTTTCTGCACCAGCAGCGGCCCGATGGTGTCTGGCCAGACCTCGACCGCCTGCCGGAAGTTGACGCACAGATCGGCCACGGCACTGCGCGCTGCGTCGGCATCGACCAGCTTTCCGATCATGGCCTCGTATTCCGCCTTGGCAGTGAGCGCGCCGTAGCGCTCGCGCACGGCCCGCGATTGCTGGAAGGTGGCGGTGACCTTGTCGGACATTTCCTGCCCCGCTGTTTTTCCGGCATGGGCAGGGTCGGCGGTGGCGGCAATGCGGGCTTCGCTGGCTTCGACATCAACCTGGCCGGCCGGGGTGAGCACCAGGCGCCCGGCCTGCTTGAGCCGGGTGATGTGGGCACGGTCGACGCCGAGGTGACGGGCGAACTGGGCTTGGGTGAGTGTGGTCATGATTGGCACTCAGCGCGAATTGCCGACTTTTTGCGCAGCGACTGGTAGTAGGCGGCGCTTTCGCAGGCGGATACAACTTCGCTCCAGTCGTTGTAGCGCGTCGATTGCGGGCCGGCCGGGAGTGACTTAAGGCAGGCGTCGAAGCGCTCAGCGCGAAGGCATTGGTCGGCGACTGACACGTCATCACATCCAGCGGCAGCCAGCGCAAGGATTGCAGCAATGGCGATGCGCATCATGCCCGGCTCCCGTTGCGCTTGACGGCGGCTTGCTCGCGCTCGAAATCGGCCCGGCAATCGGCGTCGCAGAAGTGCGATTCGCCGGGCACACTGGCGTCGCACCAGTGGCAGTGGCCGGTGGCGGGCAGCAGCGGGGCGCTACGCGCGGCGGCGAGCGCCAGATCGCGGTATTTTTCTTCGCGCTCGGTGGCGCGGTCGGTGTCATCCACGGCGGCTTCCTTTCGGTTTTTCGGTGGCTTTTCCGGGAACGAACAGGCCGGCGGCGATGAGGGCGGCAAGGCTGCTGGCCTTGGTTTGGTCGTAGGGAATCGGCGTGCCGACTTCATGGCCGTTTTCTTTAGCGTGGAAGGTTGGCTGGCCGTCGATCCCGGCGCGCACGGCCTGGACGACGCCGGCTTCCGGCCAGGTGGTTCGGAAGTCGTCGATGATGCTGGCGGTGAAGGGCATGGCCTGGCGCATGGGTTTGGTCACAGACCAGGGCTTTCCACACGAATGAATCCAGGAATGTCGCAGGCAACGGTGATGCTTCCGTCGTTGTCAAGCTCAAGCGGAACGATGTTTCCTATGTCGTTCAACGCGATGGCAATGATCGGAAGCCGATATTCCTGATCTGTGTCGACGGGGTCTGAATACACGGCAAACATCCCAGCCGGCGCCGGAATGATCTGAATGATTTTCCCGGAAAATTCATTACTCATTGGTTTCTCCTTGTTGACACGGGTGTACACGCCTAATGTCACGCCTGAATCCGCTTGAAAGCCGCGCAGTCACTAGATGTCACTCATGATACGGGGGTCGCGTATGTAGACAATTTGCGCGAGTTGCGAAATGTTGCGCGCGCGTGCGCGCGCCCACACGGGCAATCTGGGCGTGGTCGCCGTGACATGAGTGACCATGCGGGTTTCAGGGCAAAACGGCGTGACATTCGGCGTGACATGGCGTGACATCATTGGCCTGCCTCCAGCGCTTGCTGGAATTTGAAAAAACATTCTGTCAGCCAGGATTGCTGGCTTTGTCCTTCGCTCTGCTTCATGACGTGCCCGGACGCTGTTTTCATGGCATCTGATAGCGCGGCGTCGCTTGGAATGACCATCTTCCGGTTCTTTCGTGTCGAGGCGCCGATGGACTCGTAGGTCGGGAATGCCTTTCCTGCAACCCATCCGGGCAGTCGGCCGACATAGCCGATGAATTGCGTCAGGTCTCTGGCCCGATGCACGAGCGCTGATCGCGCCCAGCGGGCATAGGCTGCATGGAGCTGAGCCCCTGAGCATGGGCCGAATGGGAGCACCTGGTCACCGTAATCTATGTGACCGGCCGCCCATTCGCGGACGAAGATGGCTTCGGATGGCAGCGACAGGTCGATCAGCGCCTGCTTGGATTCGGTCATCGGCGGGCGTTTCTTTGGGTGGAAGCCGCTTATATCGACGCGCATCAGGTAGTCGTAGAAGGCCTCGACGCCGCCGTTTTCAAGCTCAAGAAAAACATCGTCGTAGAAAGATTCGTCACGCGCCGGCGGGGTATAGACCACCAGGTGCCGGCGGTCGTCGTTGTCGATCGGCAGCGGCTGGTTCTCGTTCGAGAGGTAGGCGATATTGACCTGGTTGCGCTGGCGGTAGGCGGCGATGTTCTTTGGGTTGATCCGTATCCATTCGCCGGTGACGAGCTCTTTGAGTTCGTTTTTGATGTGCCACATTTCGGCGCGAGTGACGACTTCTTCGGCGAGGATGAATAGCTTGCTGTCAGACCAGTCGGAGTTGAATTTGTCTTCAAGGCCGCGCTGGTTGAGAACGGTGGCGTAGTCGCCGTATATTTTTGCCAGCGTCTGAAAGACTGTTGATTTACCGGTGCCCTGGGGGCCATGCATGATGATGGCGCTGCTCATTTTGGCGCCCGGGTTTTGTAGCGGGTAGGCCATCCAGCAGAGAATCCACCGATAGACCTCTTCGCGATTGGCTTCTTCGCTGCACAGGTAATCAAGCAGATCGAGCAGCATGCCGCATTCGCCACGCTTTGGGCGCATCGGCCAGCCTTGCCAGGTATTGAGCTTGACGTTGCGGTCGTTGCCGGATGGATCGAAGCCGACCTGATCAAGGTAGAAGGCGCCGCGCGCCACCCACAGCGGATGCCGCTTGATGTCGTCACCCCGCGCACCGGCGGGCAGCAGCGTGAGCATTTGCGCGCGCTTGGCGACCTTGTTCGTCCATGTGTCGAATACGTAGTCGCCCGTTCCGTCGTCCAGCGGGATGTATCGCTCAACGAGGTCGTCCACGCTCATGACGGATTCCGCCCGGCGCCGCTCCCCTCCCCCCTGTGACGCAGCATTCTCGCGCGCGGTTTTTTCAGGCGAGGTAGCCGGCCCGGGGGCAACTTTCAGGTCGGCGAATGCTTTTTCGAGCTGGGCTCGGACGACGGCCTCGCCTTCGATGTCGGCCAGGTCGTTGAAATCTGTCGGTCCCTTGCGGTCGACGGGCCGCTGGGTGGCGAATTCAGGCTTGATCCATGCAGCCCCATTGGCCAGCGCCGCTTCCGCCGCCCGCTGAACACCGGCATTCATCTTGCGGTGCGGCTTGCCGCAGGCGCTGCAGGTGCCGCCGTCGACCGGCGTCCATGCCTTGCACTCGGCGCACTTCTGCAGCCAGTCATCGTCGGCGCAGATCAGTTGCGCAGCCTTCCGGTAGTGCTTTTTCAGCACCGCAGCGACGGGGCCGATGTTGTTCGCGGCGAAGGCCACGGCGACCGACTTTCCCGTCACCTGGGCAAGCGTCAGGCCGGTGGCGAAACCTTCGGCGATCAGCACGACACCAGCCGGCGACGGGCCGATCAGAAAGTAGTGGCCCTTGATGGTGCCGTCGCCGCCAGGCCAGTATTCCTTGTCGCGCTCGGTACGCCTGATCCGCTCGCCATGCTGCTTGCGCGATAGGATGAACTGCAGGCTGAACACGCGCCCCGTGGTGTCCATGACCGGAACAACCAGGGCGCCGGCGAATCCGGCCAGATACTTGTAGTCTTCGGCCTCCGCGCCGACCAGCTGCACGCCGTCGTTGCCCGGGAAGATGCGCGCTCCACCGCCGGATTTCAGGCCCTTGCGCGGCAGGTAGTCGTGATCGTCCGGCTGCTCGACCGGCTTGCTCGCCCGCCAGACCGCCGAAGCCCACTGCGACGCCCTATCGAGTTCCGCCTGGCGCTCGGCCGCGGCGCGCTTTTTGTCGGCAGCCAGCCGGGCGGCAAGCGCCGCCTTCTGCTCTTCGCTCAATTCGGCCTTGCGGATCTTCTTCGACCCGCAGGACGGGCACT